AGAGCGATGCCGCCCTTGCCTCTGGCGATGCGAGTGAGGCGGGAAGTTTCGCCGTCCTGGAGTTCAGCGATACGTTGCTGGAAGGGCTCGTTATTAGCGAGCTGGTAGTACAGGTAGCGTTGCGAGCAGTCGGCAACCTGGGCTGCGCGCTGTCTAGTGCCGCCCCATGCAATCACTTTCGCGGCCTGTTCAAGCTTCGGGTCTAGGGCGAGGCTATCGGGCTGGGGCTGCAAGTCGGTGGTCATGGGCAGAGTGTACCACAAGGGGGAATAAGCCAACAATTGACCGAAACAACTACGTAATCGAAAAGTCGTGTGAAAAGGCCTTGACAAGACTGGGGATGGGTCCGATACTGGCAGTGTGAGGTTCGGGACGGCTGTTTTAAGTTAGACACTTCGCCCCGGTTCCACCGGCCGTCCGGACCTCACAGAATGGACAGCTAGGAGCCGGGGCGTTGTGTTATGGAGGGTGTGATGACACTGACGATACTAGACTTGACCAGGATTGACCCTGCCGATGCGGATCGTGAGACGGGCGGGCCGATATGGATCACCACTAAGGACGGCGAGCGCGTCCGCGAGTACCTGGCCTACTACGACCGCCCAGCCTATCCCTCGAAGGGGCCACGGTTCAACGCCTACCCGACGTTCAACGAGCCGTGGGAACACATCCGGGACATGCTACCGCCAACAGTCCTCATGTACCGCCTGATCTGGGCTCCGACCAAACCCCAGGCTGTGTGCGTGATGCAAGAGATAGCCAAAGTATCCTAGCGCCCCCGGGCGGCTTCCTGCCGCCTCACTCGCCCACTGATGGCAGCGGGCGGATGATAGGGCAGGAGAAGAACGATGAAACCACAGACTGCAAAGGACATGGCGGGTCACCTGGAGAAGATGGCCCGCGAATATCGGTCCACCCTCTACAGAGTCGCAAACAACTACAATCCGTTTGCCGACATCGCTGAGCTCGCAAAGGAACTCACGAGAATCGTCCATGACATGGGCGAGAAGGAATCAGACTACTAGCGGGGCGCTTCGGCGCTCGCCCCTACTTGCGACAGTCGCTGGTAGGGGCCAGGGCCGATAGCTCTGGAGAAGGGGAAGGGACAATGAGTGCATTCGTAGTTAGCCAGCAACACATCGAGGCCATGCTGAAGGCGGCCATGACCTACGGCCGCCAGGGGGGCTTCCATTGGCTCGCGCCTGAGGCTAGGGCAGATAGCGATTTCGAACGGGGCCAGGTTTGGGGTCCCACATCGGTGGCCACCGCGCGGCGGTGCCGGCGAGAGCTGGACAGCGACACGCTCAACGAGACGGGGCGGATGCTGCTAACCGAGAATGTCCGCAGCGTATGTCATCGGTATGATGAGCCGATGGACAGCACGGACCTACCAGGGCCGGTCGGCTTCTCGCTGGCAGAGGCGACGTTCAGCTCCTTCCATGTCGCAATGCACACGCCGCTCCTGGAGCCCGTCGCAGTCCTAAAGGCCATCGCGTGCTACGAGTACCAGAGTTGCGAGCACCCAGACTGGGAGGGCAGCGAGTCCAAAGCGTTCTGCGAAGCCCTGCGGCATGCAGCCATCAATGCCCTTCCCGGCTATGACGAGGCCGACTGGGACATCGGCTAGGCGCGTCAGTCAGTGGGACCGGCAAGAGTGGGAACGCCGGGGAGCGTTCGCGGGAATCAGCCGCAGAAAGGTAAGGTCATGAGCGAGCACACACCGGACATCATGGACTACGAAGCGCGATGTGAGGACTTGGAGCGCGTCAACGCCAAGCTCCTCGCCGCGCTGGAGGCGCTGCTGGCTGGTGCCGACGTATGTACATTTGAGGACGGTGCGTGCTGGACGATGGCTGCGCGAGTTGACAAGGATAATTCAGCCTATGAGCAGGCCCAAGAGGCCGTACGGGAGGCGAAGGCGTGAAACAACTCTCGGCTTACCACCAACACCGCTCCCGGCGTTACCTCTCTCTCGACGACGTGCGCCGGCTCCTCGAAGTCGCCACGGGCGAGACGCGGGTATTCTGTGAAGTCTGCTACGGTTCGGGCTGTCGTGTGGCTGAACTCGTGGGGCTAACGTGGGACTGCGTAGACTTGGAGGCGGGCACCATCCGGGTGACAGGGAAGGGGCGCAAGACGCGGGTGTGCCCCATCGGGCGACCCGCTACAATGGCGCTGGCGTCATGGAAGGCGCAGCGAGAAAGCGAGTCTGGGGGAATCTGTGATGAAAAGAACGACGGCTCCGACATCACCAGCGAAGGTCAAGGCCACGCCAGCGCCACCACAGAGCCCTCTAGGGGCACCCACGACGATATGCGCGGCGATCCGCACGTCTTGGGGATGGCGGGCGGTGTTCCCCGGTGGCAGCCTGGGGTTCTTCGACACGGAGAAGCAGGCGCAGAGGGTGGCCGAGCGGCTGTCTTCAGCCTGAGCACCCAACAGGTCCGCGACCGGCTCCGGGCGCTGGACTCTCGGTTGGGGTTTCACGTTAGCCCACACATGCTGAGACACGCCTACGCGACCGCCATGCACGAGAACGGAGCCGATGTCATCAGCCTGATGCAGCTCCTCGGGCACTGTCGCGTGGATACCACTGCCAGGTACATCAACGGGGAGTCCACCGTCATGGAGCAGGGGCAGATGGTGGCGGACTGCCTGATGGCGGCACGTGGCAAGCTAACCACCAAGCGGCTACGGCGCACGATGTCTGGCCTCGCCTGGCGCTAGCAGCCGCTCGCGGATAGCCAGCCGGCAGATACGGGTGCCGCGCGTCCCCGGCTCTATCCCTTCGTTGTGGACGCAGGGGTCGAAGAACCGCTCCGGCCGCTCGTTACAGGTGCTGGCCTCAGCGCAGGCGTCGTGTACCACCAGCGCCAGCTTGCGGGCAAGTGGCAGTGCATCGAGCGCGTCTGCCCCACGGTATCTAGCTAGGCCCAGTGCCTCCTCCAGCGCCGCCTGTGCCTCTGTGATCGCATCAGTCATGGCTTCTCCTCCTCGTAACTCGGCGTGGCTAGCCAGGCGTCGATTACCGCCAACCACCGAAGCAGGTCGGACCAACTCGTGAAGCGGAGGATCAAGGCGACATCAAAGGCGGTGGCTATCTTCTTCAGTGTCCGCACACTCACCCTACCAACGACCGCATCCTCGGCGTATTGGACGGCTCGACAACTCAGGCCCGCCCGCTCGGCTAATTCAGCCTGAGACCACCCCCGGTTCTCGCGGAGGAGGCGTATCTGTAGCGCCAAGAGTTCGAAGACTCGTTGTTGAAGGTATACGCGGTCGATGGTCATGGCTTCACCTGGAAGGGTGCGAGAGCGGCCAGCGCCACACGTTGCTGGGTGGCGTTCGCCGTTGCGTCTTGGAGCGGCGCTTCTTCACGGCTGGCAGTTCGGCCAGGGACTCCAGCCGCTGCTCCTCAGGAATACCTCGTAGGCTGCGCAGTAATGCCGCACGGGATCATTAACCACACTGGCCCAAGTCCAGCCCCGCGTCGCCTGGAAGTACGGCTCCCACGTGCTCTTGCTCAACTGAAGCGGCCCCCCGTGTCCCCTGTCGAGCCTGTAGGTGTTAGGGTTGCTGCCGTTCCCTGACTCACAGGCAGCGACTCGCTGGACGGCGGGCCAGAGGGATTCGGGCCAACAGGGAAATTCATCTCGTCGTACGTTACCAGGCAGTACGGGCAAGTTATCTTCCGAGTCGACTGCGACCGGCCCGCCTGCTCCAGCTTGCGTTCTGCCTCCAGCACCCCCATCCGTCGTTCCAAATCCCGCAGCCGCGACAGGGGGTTTAGTTCCTGGCCTATCACTCGCTCTGGCGGGCTCGATGCCGGCACCTCGGCGTCCGAGGACGCTGTAGCCGTTCCCTTCCAGGCCAGCGGGTTCTCGGGCCAGCCCCCAGGCGGTATCCGCACTGATTCCGACGCCTCTGCACCCGAGGACGGCCCACCCTCCGCCTGCACCCGATTGCAGTCGTTGCACCAGCGGACAAAGTGCCCTGAGTCGTTCTTGAGCACCTTGGAGTTGGAGTGAGGGCAGGGCGAATTGGCTAGAACCAAAGCCGACGCATTGTTGCGAAGGGCTAAGGCTTCGGCCTCCAGCCTGTCCGCCATCTCCCTGAGGTTCTGTGCCATCTCCAGCATCTATCGCCTCCTGAGCGTCTGCCGCGCGCGCTTGTCGCCAGGGTGTCGCAGTCGCCACCAACCTACTGACAGTTCCAGGGCATCCGGTATCAGCAGACCGACACAGCCGCCCAAGAGGAACCAAGGGTTGATCCAGCCAGTCAGTAGGCCGATGACTCCCCACACCGATAGCGTCACGATTGTTTTCACAAGCAGCCTCCATAATCGTTCCAGCGAGGGCAGCGACGGCTAGAAGCAGAAGCGCCGCCCCCAAAGCCCGACTCAGCGGTGTCCTTCTTCAGAATCGCGCACGGGTTCCTCCTTGGGCTCCATGCCCTGGACGTAGGGCAGGATTGGCTGAAGCGGCCTGCCGAACGTCATCAGTTCGATGTCAACGCACCGACCGAAGAGGACGGCCAACCGCTCCCGCCAAGTCGGCCTCCAGCGAGTATGGACGATGCCCTCTTGAACTCGTGCCGGCAGCGGATGATACTCAGGCTGGTCGGCTGCGAAGTTCACGAACAGGCCCTCAGTCTTGGGGTCGATTGGTTTCATCCGGTGGCTCCTTCCCGCAATCGTCATGGCGCAGGCCGCATCATAGACCGTCTGCTCTAGAACATCCGCAGACCGACCATATCGGCAACAGTGTTCCATCAAATCCATCAGGGCACGCTCCAGCGTCACTGGGGCCACGTCGTCAGTGGGCTTGCCGGCGAACCGTTCACGGAGCCGCTGGTTCCGGTACGGGTCGTTGTGGTCGAAGATGTTGGTCATTGCGCTTCCCCCTTCCCCAGCGCGTCGATGCGAGCCTTCTGTTCCTCATACTCACCATCGCCCGCATACCAGCCTAACTCGTAGGCTGCATGGCAGAGGGCGAGGACGGCGGCCTTGTGGGCCTCTAATCGTTTGTTCGTTTCACCCCGCCGCAGAGGACCACGCCAATGGTGAGACGTTGCCAAGACAGCCTCATACTTCTCTTCAATCGTCATCACGCCTCCTTCAGCAGGCTCGCTAGCGGCTTCACCACGCTACCCCTAGCGATTGTCACACCCCTTAAGACTCTCTTCTCTCTTTATAGATACAAAGACGGATTTTGGGTACCCAGTAGGGGGATGGTGACAAACGGAGTCTGAAGCTGACCATAATAGCCCGCAGACTCGAAACGTTTGTCACGTTTGTCACACTTTGGACAGCTCCCTGTGACAATCGCTCAATCCTCCACAATGAGGTAGCCTGTCTTCGTAGGCCCGCCCCCCGCTGGTCTCTCAACGTGTGCTTTCCACTCCCCGCCTCGGATCAACGTCTCGATGTATCGCTTCAAGGCATCCGATCTCATGTGCATCCGCCGGTAGACTTCCCGTTCCCAGAGAGGTTCGCCCCGTTGCTGTGCTTCCTCCATCATGTCGCGCATCTTCCGCAGGAGGAGGGAGTCCCGATCTGGTGCTACCCTCTCCGTGATGATGTACCGGGTCCGCTCATAAGCGCTCTCGTAGGCGCGGATGCCCTTGCCCATCGCCTCTTTGCCAAGTAGCAGACCACCGCCCATCATGTGGGGGAAACCCGCGCTCGCCTGGTAGGCCATGCCCAGCTTGAGAGCCTGCACCGAGGCGCGGTTGACGAACGGCGCCATCGGGCCGTCGTTGTGCATCTCGTTCTCAAACTTCTGCTGCCAGGCAATGAAGCCTTCCTTGTCTTCCACCTCGACGCAGCCATGCAGCCCAGTGATGCCCTGGAGGTACTGCACAAGGCTCTCTCTTACTTGCCAACTCGCAGCCTTCCCCATGTAGAACGGCGGCTTAGAGGCCGTGCGCTGTCCCGCGTCGGCCGCAATGAAGAGCATCCGGGCGATGAAGCCGCCGGCGAGATCGCGCAGGCGTAGCCGTTCCTCCAGCCACTCAACCGTTGTGGCGGCGAGGATGCCCACGGCCGTATCCTCTACCTGCACCGTGCCGTCCTTCTGTGTCCGGCGCTTCACAGGCCGCGAGTCGTAGAGGCGGGTGATGAACTCCATCGAGCCCTTCATGTAGTCCCGCTTCATCATCTCCAGCTTCTCGGCGAACTCATCCCATATGAACACGCCAGCCGATTGCTTCATCAAGGATGAGACCAGTGCCTCACGGCTGAAGTCGTCTACCAGCATGGCCTCGGGCACCGCGTCCGTGAGAATGTGGGCACCGATCCAGATGGCCGAGGACTTGCGGACCCCGGATGGAGCCACGAGGCAGAGCCACAGGTGTGGATAGATGCGCCCCCAAGCGGCCTCAATCCAGATGTTCTTACCTAGGGCCGTCGATAGCATGGCTAGGGCCACAAACGGATGAAAGTCTGCTGGGGCATCCGTGCCCTCGCGCGCCCACGCGCAATAACTCGACATGAAGGACTGCCGTTCATTCATTCGGCATTTGCCGCTTGAACTCTCCTCGCTTGCTAGGCGCGGCCTCTATGGCTGGCTTCTTGGCTGGCGGCGCGGGTTTCTCCTTTGTCTGCAATGACGCCAACGCCTTCTTGATTTCTCCAAACCCCGGTTGCTTCGTTACCCACGTCCACCAGTGTTCATCCGCTGGCTCTACCACCAAGGGCGCAACGACATGACACCAAGGGCAAGCGATCAGGGGTGGGTCGTAGCCGGTCACGGGCACCGTCGTCTCAAAGCGGGTGTGGCATTCCTGACACTGCCCCCGAACCTTGATGGTGGTCATGCCCGTGCCTTCCCTCGCCGCAAGCGCGGTAGGTTCACCAGTGGGATGCACCTATCCGTGTCGCAGATACCCTCACGACGCTGAAAGACCAAGCACCAGGCACCGGCAACGCTGGTGCGGGTGTTACTCAGGTGGAGGTGTAGCGTCTCCTCCCCGGCCAGCGCCCTCAAAAGCCGCGCCCGATGTGAACAGACAGCCCCAGGTGAAAGCGTCATGCCTTCCTCCCGTTCAACCGCACTGCCCGCCGCTTACCGTCCCGCCCCAGGCGGCATTCCATGCCCGCTTCATAGGCGTAGGCCCGTCGCCAGGCTCCCACCAGCCGCTCATCGGGCCGTATCCGGCACGTATGGCAGCCACCGTTGGGGTCCCAGGGCCAGAGAGGACCTTGGCAGCGGGTGCAAGTTACCTGTAGCATGGCGCTGCCTCATGCGCTTTCAGCAACCTGGCTCCGATCCACTGGATCACGTTCACCGTGACGGCATCTCCGAGGGCGGCGTACCGCCTACCATCGGGACATCGTGGACATGGCTCAAGGTGCTGCCAATCGCTCTCCTTGATTGGACGCCATATCCCGCTTGGCTCTTGCACGAGAACATCATCTTTCATGCCATCGCCTTCCCGTGTGTGTGGGTCCAGCCATCGGGGAAGCTCTGTAGGCGCTCGCATTCCGTTGGGGTCAGCCGGCGCACACACATAGTTGCCGCTGTCCTCTCGGTGGGAGAGACCGGCGTTGGCACTGGCGCTGAGTGCATGGGCGCAAACGACATTCCCCTCGTCTCCGTGGCTGTCGCTCCCTCCCCAGCGGTTGGAGCGCAGTGGCTGGGCGATGAGGCTTTCGCAGGTATCGACATCTGTTCCTGGGGGTCTATCCCCACCCGTTCGGTTCTTGCCAGCCCGTAAGACTGGGCAGACTTCGGCGATGTAGGTTGTGCCGGTGTGTTCGTCAACGCCACGAGGGCTGCTTCTAAGTGCGTGGGCAACGCTCTCCCCCGCCTTTCCGCCCGCCGGAGTATCCCCGCCGCCGCCTTCGGGCTCAAAGAGTATTTCGGGTGGGCATGGGGCTCCAAGATGTCCGACAATGTAGACACGGCGGCGCCTCTGTGGGACTCCGAAGTATTGAGAGTCGAGTATGCGCCACGCCAGGCCGAACCCGATGTCGGCCAGCGTATCCACGACGACAGCGAAATCGTGTCCTTTAGAGGCAGTAAGGAGCCCTGGAACGTTCTCGATGAGGAGCCACGTCGGCCGAAGTTCCTGCGCGATGCGGGCGAACTCGAAGAAGAGGCCGCTGCGTTCCCCCGCAAGTCCGGCCCGCTTGCCGGCGACGCTGAGGTCCTGGCAGGGGAAGCCGCCGCAGATGAGATCAACACCAAGTCCTCGTTGAACGGGTCTTGGTGGCTCTGTGCCCGCAGTGTTCGGAAAGGTTCGCACGTCTCCCCATCGGGGCACGTCGGGCCAGTGTCGGGCAAGGACTTGTCTTCGCCAGGGGTCGATTTCAACTTGCCACCTACATTCCCATCCTGCCCGCTCCAGCCCAAGGTCGAAGCCGCCTATGCCCGAGAAGAGCGAGCCGAACAGCGGGGGCGTGTGCAGGGTCATGGCTCGCGCCCGAGTGCGGCGGCTATCATCGCCTTGGCCTCACCCGACTTCACCTGGTCTGGGGTGAAGCGGATCATCGGCCAGCCTGCCTTGAATGCCTCGAATAATCTCTCGTTGTCCTTGAGGATGCCGGTGATGCTCCCGTGGGCCTGGTGACTGTACACGCCGCCTTGCACCTCGATGAGGGCGAAGCGACGGTCAACCGTATGCGTTGGTACTTGCTCATAGGTGGCCCACCAGACAGCGAAGTCGGCCTCGAACTTCCGGCCCGGCACGTAGCGGTAGTGCTGCTGGTAAGGGAGGCCGAGTTCCCGGAGGTGGACCCCCATCAAGGTCTCTGCTTCGTTGAACGGGGTGCAGCCGGTCATGGCTTCTCCGCTCGCTTCCGCCGCAACTCCCACCAGACAACATCGAGGCTGCGCCAGAGGGCGACACTGGTGCCAAAAAAACGGGCCAACTCACGGGCGGCCCGCTCACTCATTAGTTGGCCTTCCAATACAGCCAGAACATGACACCGGTTGGGCAAGCCGATTGCCTCTAGCATGTCGTAGCGTGTTGTTGCGCGCTCCGCCAGTTCCTCATCGATGTAGGCTGCGGGCGGCCAGACTTCGACCGGTCGGCGGGTCACAGCGCAGGCTCCCACGGCACTTGCTTCCTCGTCCACAGCGCGTCAGGGATGCGGCCCTGTCGTCCTGGGTAGCGGTGGCTGTCCTGCTTCACGTACACGGGCACCCCCGCCGCGTCGCACTGGCCAACGATGCTCTGCGCCCAGGCGACCTCCATGGGGCGGTGCCCAGCCCCCGATTCGCCACCGACGATGACGCCATCGATACCGGCCCATCCCTCTTTGCGACAGTAGGCCTTGGCGATCTCGGCAACGGCCGCTAGGTCAGCAACAGTGACCACGTGGCCCCGTTCCCAATGCGCGTTGTGATCGGGAACAAGCCAGCGCCCATCGGCTGGCCCCTCCAAATTCAGAGGCCCCAGCAGCGGCTCTGCCGACACCCACCTGTGCGCCGCTGGCGTCTCTAGCAGCAGCGGTATGCGCTCGTCGGCGGTCGCCTGGTTCTCGACGCTGACGCCCAAGAAGACGTTGGGCAGGACGCCATAGTCATGGACGAGCCTGAAGATAGGGTGATCCATCGCGTAGCCGACTCGCGGTTTGATGCGCTTCGTGAGGGCCAAGAACGTGTGCTGCTGGGCGATCATCATGACCCGCCAGACGCCCTCCTGAAATTCGTAAGGGATGTCCTCGTGGAAGATGTCCGACATGAAGCAGAGGGCTACAACTTGCGAACTCGGCCAGCCGAAAGGTTGCTCCAGCCGTTCGGGGTGCAGCGTGACCTTCCACGGCCAGCCCATGCGGCGGCTGTACTCCTCTGCCCAACATGACCGGCAACCGGCCGACACCTTCGAGCAGCCGGTGACGGGGTTCCAGGAGCGCGTGTCGTAGCCGTGCGGCGACTTACTCATCGCTTCCTCCATTCGGCTGGGGCTCGGGCCTGGATTGGTAGCTCAGAACCGAGCCCCAGCACGTGCGGCGGGCGGGGCCTACACGCTGCCTTACGGCAGCTTCCCGCACCAGATTCCAAGCCCACGGCCCACTTACAGCAGGCCGCACCTGGCCACCCTCGGCCTCACCCACCGCCAGGGGGACTGTCCTGCACTTGGCTGTCACCGAGCACCGCAGGCTACTCGGGAGTCACAGCTTCTTCAGTCCCCCAGGCGAAGCGCGAGTCACGCCTTCACCTCAATCAGATAGTCAACCGCCGTCGTCCACAACGTCAGCCAGCGTTGCCGTTCGGCCTCAGTCCAACTCCCCGACTCAAGCGGGAGGAGGTTTACAAGAGCCACGAGCCAGCGTATCGAGCGGGAAACCTGCGCCGAGTGTAGATGCGTCACGCCTTCAGTCTCCTGTTTCGCCCTCTGGCAACGTCTCTGGAGCGAAGAGGCCAACCGCTGGCTCTACACGCTCAGCCAGAGCCTTCATACGCTCCCCGATTTCCCACAACTCCAATGGGGTCACGAGGACTCGATTCGTCAGCGTAATAGCGATACCGGCTTTGCCTGCTGCCACGCCGAGAAGGCGGCTCTTGAGTTGTCGGCGACCAGGGGAAATCTGTCGTAGGGGTGGAATAATGAACGACAGTTCCCTGCCATCCCTGTCAACCTTTATCCTCACGTCGCCCTCCTGATCCTTCCCGTGCCCCCGCAGGCAGCGCACGGGTCCCACTGTTCCGCCGGCAGCGGCTCACGGGAATCTTCATCCGTCTGAAAATGTTTGCGTACCAGGTGGATCGCTTCCCGCGAGCATAGGTGCTCGTCCTCGCGCCACTCCCTCACCTTCTCCACTGCCGCCGGCACGTTGCACACTTTCCCCGCCGCTGAGAGGGCCGCAGGGCCAACATGACGCAGCATATTCAAGTCCCACTCACAGGCGTCGAGGGCGATAGCCAAGGCGTAGCGGTCGTACACCGTCGCCGCCGATACCTGCGCCCCCGTCTCGTCCCCGATGTACCGCGCCGCCTTCCCATACCAGTCCTGGCCGTACTGGGCGTAGCGCATCCTGAACGCCCTCGCAGCCAACGCCTCCAGGGCCTTCCCCTCGTCTTGGCGGATAGACCCGCAGTGCCACAGGTCGGCCAGCACGCGGTCCTCGCAGTAGGGTAGACGCTGGGCGGCATCCCGTAGGGTCATAGCCCCGCCCTGGTTGTAGGGGTAGGCCAGCGCGAACTCCCCCACCTCCGTCTCCGTCATGGGATCGGGTCGCGCCGCAATGCTCACCTTGCCGTTGCGCTCGGTGATCTTTACCTTACCGTCGCCGATGCGCTCCACAGTGAACTCCTTGAGGTGCCGGTCGCGGTGGCATTTACGGCAGAAGGGCAACATGAGGTGCTCCGTCACGGCGTCGGACGTGCCACCAGCGCCCTTAGACGAACGCCCTATAGGCTCGTGGTGCTCGCCTTCACCGTAGGGACCAAGCGCCGCAGGAGCGCCACATCGCAGGCAGGTCAGGTGGAGGTCGCTATCGCTCACGCTTCACTCTTCAGCGGTGTCAGCCAGATGCCCATGTTGCACTTGGTGCATTTGAAATCAGGCTGCGTCGCCTTCGTCTTCGTCGCCCTGTTATCCCACCATTTGTCAGCACAAGCGCACAGCGGCCGCTTCTGCGTGAGAAGGGCCTGTAGTGCCTCTGGAGGCAGCGCGGCGATGGGCCGGTTGGCTGCGGCAGGCTTCACGAATGCGGGGTTGGCTGGTGGGGGAACGACCTCTTGGGCCGACTCCTCAGCCGGTTCATTGCCGATGCTCAGGACTTCCTCAAGGATTCCCTGCACGTCCACCAGTTGCTTGCCCAACTCCTCAGCCGTCTCGGCACGGAGCACGACTAAGGAACGGGGCAGGCGGGCGTCCTCGTAGGAAATCTGGAAGGGGTATTCTCCGCGTACATCAGTCATCCTTGCCACTCTTTCAGTTCAGCCCTCACGGCCCGCCTCAGCTTCTCCAGCGTGGCCGCCATGCCCTCAGCGTCCGCCGATGGGTTACTGCACCCGTATTCAAAGCCGAAACTCCCATCCTTGCTGCTGGACTTCGTGACCTTGGCCCAGGTCCTTGGCGTCTCGCCGACTTCGTACTCAGGCTTAGGCTCGCTCATCGCCTGTCCTCCCACGGCCCCATCCAGTCGCCGCTTCCCAGCCCGCCGTCGTGCTCCTCTTCCGGGTGCGCGGCGTCGTAGCGGTCTGAGAAGGGCTCACGGCAATCTCCGAGTGTTGCAGTTTGCGTGCCCCCGGCTAATGCTTCATCTATCTCGGCCTCGGTCGCCTCAGCCATCCTGCCCTGAATGCTGGCTACTCGGGCAGCGTACCCAACCTGCGGTGGGCCATCGGGGTACAGCGCCACCCGCTCGCCATGCATGTACACCGGGCCCGTCGCCCCGATGAAGTATTCCTCTGTCTCTGGCAGCGGCCCCCGTACGTCGCCTGTGTTGTGCCAGTGCATGATGACGGCCCTGAGCCAGGTGAGGCTGGTGGTGTTGGCCGCGTTCGCCAGTTGCTCCTGGGCGAGGTCCTGCTCCTCTTGTTTAGCGAGTTCCCATAGGGCCTTCAACTCCCAGAGGTTCATCTCATCGCGGCCAGGCGCAAGACCCCATCGCTGCACATACCGGTTAATCCTATCCGTGAGTTTCTCCTGGGCTTTTGCTACTCTACCCATCGAACCACTCCGGCACCGGCGTCACCACCATCACCAGCCCCAGCCCGCCCGCCAGCCCGCCCAGCCAGGGCTCCCCTGCCAGGAACGACAGGAACGCGCCTACGCCCAGCAGGCCGGCCACGGTCAGCCAGTAGTTATCTTGCTTGCTCATGACTCCCCCTTCGTCATCTTCTCCAGCGCCAGGCTGTGCGCCCACTTGCAGCCCTTGACGCAACACATGATGTACGTGCATGCAAGATTGCCGTCGTGTCGGGCTGTCTCAAGGTTGTGGCCCGCTTCTTCAGCGTGGATTAGCCACTTGTCTACCAGCAACTTGCGGCGCTCTAGTTCACTCATGCTTCCTCCTATTGCCACTTCGCCCTCGTGTATGGGAGTCTCTTCAAGGTCACCGGTCGATAGCCACACTGAAGGCAGACCGCCTCATCCCACTGCTCTACCATCTGCCCGCCGATACAGCGCGGACACGGTAGCCACTGGCGAACCGCCCGCATACCTGGTAGCGCCCTCTGGAGGCGGGGACCCACAGAGACGCTACCAGGCAGGGGCGGGTAGAGGACAGTCATGAGGTTGCTTCCCTGATGGCCTCGCGGGCCTGCGCCAGAAGAGGTCGTCTGTCGGGCAGCAACCTCCATGCCGCTTCAGCCAGTGGCACGAGCGCCTTCAGCGCAGCGAGGAGCTTGGGGGCGGCGGCAATCAGGTGGGCGTTGGCCTCAGCAGGGCGCTCGCCGCTCCGTGCAACCTTCCGGTAGACTTCGGCGAGGATGGCCCGTTCTTCATCTAGAATGGCGTAGTCTCCGCCATCGTCGATATCCGATCCTCCTGGAGATGGCCCTTTAACTGTCCACGGTCCCGGTGTTGTCTCGTTTACAGCCATGAGAAGTCCCCCCAATCGAAGTCCGGCAGCCGCCCGTGCTTGTCCTCGCCCTTCGCCTTCCGGCAGCGCGTACAGTCCGCCAGGACGTGGGAGACGACAGCGCCGGCGGGTGGTGTTTCCCACCAGGTGTTGCAGTCGCTTTCCCACCAATGGCCGCAGTATTCGTAGCGGATAACGGCGCGGCGGTAGGCGGGCTCACGCGGGGTCATGGGAGAAACCTCTGCTGAAGAACCAGAATCTCGGCCTTCTCTTCATCCCGTGCTATTTGCTCGGCCTCCCGCAATATCCTCTGGGCGACGCTGTGTCCGTACGTTCCTGGTCGCCACTCACGATTGATGTAGTTCCTCAGGAGCGTCAGCGAGACGCGGCGTTTGGCTTCTGGTGGAAGGCGCGGGCTCATTACGTGCTCCTAGAAGTAGTGCCGCCGCCCCGGTCCTGGGACACTACGCCAGAACCGGAGACGGCGACGGGCGGGGCACAACAAGAGCCCACCGCCTGCAGGGATAGCTTGGCCCCACCTTCCAGGCTGTCCCGCGACGGTGGACTCATACCAGAAAGACTAGTCCGCGATTGGCTAGTAACAGGACACTTTATATGTTCTGTCAAGTAGCCCGTTCGGTCATTTCGGTTCTTGCCATCGCGGTGGGGTTCGCGGCAAGATTCCGCCATTCGTCAACTCCTCTACTAAGAACTCGGCGAATGCCTTGTTGACTCTGAGTCTCCTCTGGAAGAGCGTCGCCGAGCCGAAGCCGTATTCTTCGACAAGCCACTCGGCGCGCCGGACGATTGATTCGATGGATTGCAATGCCCAGCGGCCATTGCGTGTGGCGGGGACATCTGAGGGTGGAAGGGGTAGCCGTGCTCAGTGAGCCACGGCTCTAACCGTTCCCAGTCCCAGAAGACTTGACCTCCGGGGGTTCTGTACGGCTCTAGGAAGTCGCCGCGCTTGACCGCCCGCCGTACCGTCTCATCCGACAGGCCGAGTGCCCTGGCGACTTCACCGATTCTAACCGTCCGCATAACGGTGTGATTGTGGCACTTGCGGCAAACGCTGTCAAGAGGGAATAGATGCAGCTTACTTCAGGTATGGCGATTCTCCTATTAGGTAAGCGATTAGTTCTGAAACCCGCCTATCGCTTCGAACTCCACAACCGGCGCAGCGCCCGGCCTAAGAACCCACCACGGCTCACAGAGGACGAGCCCGCCGCAGGGAAGGGCGACCGCGAGGACCCAGCCCTTACGTAGATGGGGCTGACCTCCCTGGTCTGGCTGTTCCTCAGGCGGATGCGCTCCGGCCACGGGCCTAGGACCCTTATCTTTCGGTCTGGCCCAAACCATAAGCCGGGAAAAGGGACTTCGATGGGGCGGTTCCCCGCTCACCGCCTGAAATCCCCAGCAATGAGTCCAAGCCATCTGCGCCCGCTACCAATAGAGGGCTGCGGCGGCGGCGTAGGCGCACCCAGCCAGCGCCAGGCAGCGGCCCACGTCTCGTCGGGCAGCGGGTCGAAGTAGCTGTCAAGGGGCTGGCCCGCAGAACGCGGGGTCGCCAGGACATTGAACACGGCCAGGATAGCGGTCAGTTGGGTCTCGTTCATGTCTTCCTCCTCGAAGAAACTTTCCTCAAACATGTTGAGGTCTACGGCCTTGCCGAACAAACCGGTGTCCGTGTCGAACTGCTTGCCTATAATCTGAGTTGCTGACCAGGATGCGACCGGGCGGGTCGTCCCGATGTCGGGCTTCTTGTCGGCCTGGCACACCCAAAGAGGCCATCGAGCCAGCCGAGTCCAGGGCGGATTGCCGTCTCTGTCGTGGACCCAGCGGGCCGTGTAGACGCAGACCTTCTTGCCCTCAGCCTCAAAGGCCAGCCCCAGGTCGAACGCCTGTTGCTCCGTCGTCCCCGCGATCTCCAGGTCCACCGCCACGACCTTGACCGCATCCCACATACCGCCGGCGTTGGCCTTCGTCTCCCTGACTGACGTTTGGACGTCATACCAAGGATTCGCATTCGAGTAGATGGCGATGATGAGGCCCGCTGCCTGGGCATTCCGTAGGTTGGGTTCGGCCACGGCGCGGAGGCTGGGGTTGTTAGCGTAGCCCCCAGTCCAGCAATCCTCGATGAAGATGCCGTAGCCCAGACCCTTCATCCGTGTGAAAGTCGCCTGATTAATCGTGGCGAATGAAGCGTCAAGCCCTAGCACGCTTCACCTTGAGCACCGGCATCACGCCCCAGCTCCAGCGCCAGATGGCGGGGCTAGCCTTCGTGATCCTGAGGTAGCACACGCTCGCTCTCCCTTCTTCTCATCAGCCACTTCCACTCATCACAGAACCGTCCCCAGCCTACCGGCGTGAACGGATTGTCGCGGCTCAGGCTGGTGCTCCAGTGCGGCAGGACACACCGCTCAGCGCCACCCGAAGAACAGATGGAAGAAGGCCCAGATGGCGACGCCTGCGCCTGCCCACCAGGCCCAAGGGTGACTGACGATCCACCTGATCTGCGAGGTAAGTTCATCACCACCCCCAGCGTGGCGCAGGGCCAGTATCTCCCAGAGTGCAATGGCGACGAAGAGAACGCCCCAGCCGACTCGAAAGACAGTCGTAGAAAGCATCACAGATGCTCCAGTATATTGAAGATGGCTAGGGCCAGGGCAATTGCCGCTGAGGCTGCCACTATCGCCCGCTGGACATTGGAACCGAATATGCTCACGCCCGCAGTCTGATCAGCCCAAGTCTTGTGTAGCGCCAGATGGGTATTGATCAAAGCGGCGGTTCCGCTCGTGGTACCGTTCAGGATACCCAGGTGCGTAGCCGTGGCAGCGCCACTCTTCTTGATGTCCTGGAGGTCCATGAACAAACACTCAATCTTCTCGTCGCCGGAGAGGGCTCGGAAATGCCGTAGCGCCTCGAAACTACTTTCGTCTTCGGTCGTCACCTCACGTTACCCTCCCATCAGGCTAGATCATAATCACCTGTGACCGTGCGCCACCTGCTGGTGGCGCGCTCGGCTCGTAGTAGATCACCCGTATCGCCGAGTAGTTCTGCCAGTTCCAGGCAGACCCGGCCGCCTCATGACGCGCCTTGAAGTTGGCGCTGGTGATGTTCCCCGCAGTGAAGGCCCCACCGCCGGGCATGGCTGTCCAGATGCGACGGCCGCTGAAGTTGATTAATGTACCTACGGGGAAGCCTGCCACGCCAAAGGAAACATCCTTCTCCGACTCGGTGCCGTCGTCCAACACAACGCTCTTAGTAGCGGCTGCGCTCTCGGTGCTTATCCCATCTACACAGAAGCTTACGGCTAGGGGCGTGGCGGGTGAGGGGCCAGCGGGGAACCCATATGCCTGGTCCTTCTCCAGGGTCGTAGACGTGCTCTCGTTGTAGTCGTCGTCGCGGGTGGTTATGACTGTCCCCAGGGCGTCGTCAACCGTCGTGTAGGTGCCCGTACCTGCGGCCTGCGTCAGCCATTCAGCCTCTTCAGGGTCCGCATTGGGCAAAGCCGCGTGGAAGAGGCTGGTAGTGGTGGGCATTGCTGCGCCTGCGCCGGAACCGGATGAGTCGTGGACCTTCATCGCCCGTGTGTACATCAGGACCGTTGCGCCCTTCGGCAGTCCCGTGCCACTGAGGTTGAGCCCTGTAAGGAAGGACTTGAAGGTGAGGGTGCCAAGCCCGCCCGCATTAGTGCAAACGGCACTGAGCTTCTGTACCCACGCACCAGCCTCCCAGACGTACAGTTTGCCCGTCATCTGGGTGGAGGAATCGACCGTTAGCTCCATGCAGTAGTCGCTCCAGGTGCCGGTGGGTATCTGGTAGGACTCGGTGGAATAGTTACCGCCACCATTGTTGTCGTCGCCCCAGAGCCTTGCATAGCGGTCCTCGTCTAGTACGAGGAGGCAGCGGGGATTGGTTAAGATTGCTCCATTACGAGCCCCATTCGCCCATGCGACGATGTTGCCAAAATCAACGGTCATGGACGACCACGTGGTGATGTACATGCGCCAGAACCACCAGGCAGTATCGCCTACGCCGAGGGTAAACTCCTCCGGTAGGCACGGCACGCTCTCTTCGTCGTTGATGCGGAAGCAGTATTCGCTGGACTGCGTGGTTATGTCCGTGCTGAGCTGTTCCCTGTCATCCTGGGCTATGGCGTCGAGGAAGCCTAGAACAGCCATCAGAGCCCCGCCATGTTCCCCGCTGTGGTGCGGTAGGTGACCCACTCGCGGTCGTCAGCACCCATGCGCCGCCGAATCTGCCAGCCCCCCATGCGCTGGGCTGCCGCATCAAAGAATGTGGCCCAGAAGGTTCCGGCAGGAGCGCTGCCCCAAATCTCGGTTTCAGGCGGCACCCGGGAAGCCAGGTCGCGCACCGCCTCAGCACCCCGCTGCTTTATCTGGTTGGCGGTGTAGGCAGCCCTCCACCAGGCGGTAATCCACTGCCAGCCTGCACCCTCATGGCGTGCCCAGACCAGCGCCCCACGGATGATGCCAGCCAATTCAACGACGTAGACATGGAGGATGCCAGCCTCCCAGGCGGCGCGTAGACCGTCGATGTCCAGCTCCGGTCCCCATTCCGCCACGCGCTCAGCATGGCGCTCGGCGTAGAGTGTGCGGAGAGTGGGGATGTCAGCGGCGGTAGCTAGACGGATGCTCATGTCATCCTCAACCTTAAGGTCAGCGTGGCCTTCTCGATCGTAGTCGCAGAGTCCACGTTGATCGTCAGCGTGGCCCCCGCCGCTATGGTCACGTCGGCCCAGTCCACGGTCAAATCCTGGCCCTTGGTGGAAGCCGAGATCGTAGGCTTGGTGCCGGTGGCGATCATGGTGTCGGCCACGGTCGGGGGGTGATTGGCGTAGCTGTCCGACCACAAATCCAAGACAAGCGAACCGGAAGGACTGCCCACGAGCGTCCAGCCTTCGACGGTACAGGCGGGCATATCGCCGATCTCGGCTGCGATGCCGTCCGCGATCTCTGCGCCGCCACCGTCTATGTGGAAGAAGAGGTAACGCAGTTCTCCCACGAGGCCGGTCAGGCTAATCTCGTCGGCGCCACCGTCCTCGTGGCGGGCCGAGTGATCATTGAAGGTGGCCAGCGCGGGGAAGTCGGTGCCTGCCTCTAGGTCCAGGTCAGCCTTGACCTCCGCGTAGGAGCGGCCCTCTAGCCCGGCCGCCGTGAACTTGGCGTAGTCGTTGTCGGCAGCGTCATACTGATCCACCTGGAGGATGTTATCGTCAGCAATGCCGATGGCAACGTCGTCTATGTTCCCTCCCGTGAGTCTGGCTACGACGGTCTGCTCGGCCACGGTAACGGCAGCGGGGGTGTTGTCGGCGGTGGCAGCGAGGATGGATTGGGCGTCGAAGAGAGCCTTGGGGACGTAGGTGGCGCTCACGTCGGGGATGTCGGCAGCGACGAGGGATCGGAACGCGGGGTCGGCGTCGGCACCGTTGACAGGCCCAGCGAAGATGGTGTTGGCGCCCTTAGCCACCAGCCCTATCTCCTGGGTAGACAGGTTCAGGACGGTCTCAGCGTCCGCCGCAAGGGTGACAGCGGCATGGCCCGCCCCACCTTCAAGATCGTCTACTCGCTCAGCCAACTGATCTAGGGCATTGTCAGCGTCTCCAGGGTCAGCATCACCATCCCAGTCAGTAAGAACGGCAGGGGTATAGGTCACGTCGGCGGCATCATGGACATGCGCTGGCGGTGCGGCCTCTAGGTCGTCTGTTCGCTCGGCAAGTTGATTGAGCGCGTCGTCTAGGTCGCCAGGGTCGGCGTCGCCGTCCCAGTCTGTAGCGACGGCGGGAGTGTAGGTAACACCGGATGCATCGGCTTGATCCGTCAGGTCCGCGTAGGCCATGACCTCCTGCATCTGGGCAAGATTAAGCTTGGTGCCCGCCGTAAGGCCCGCGTAGCCGCTGGCCGCGTCCTTCTCCGATTTCTTCTGGTAGCCGGTATGCGGATCGGCAGCCGCCTCATGCGCCACCACGTCTACCTCGCGCCAGACCGCCGCGCCCTCCGTCGCGTCCACGCAGATGTAGGCTTTGTCTGCCGTTACATCGACCCAGACTGAACCAGGGCTGTAGTTCCTTTCCCAACTGTTATCGTCAGTCACCGTCGGTGCCACTGTTGCGACCAGGTTGGTTCTGACCTCCAAGTCGTACCATGTAAGGCCGTCGTAATACTGGAGCGTGTTCGTGTCTGAGTTGCGGATCGTCAGACCTTGGGGCACGTTCTCTTGCGCGGCGCGCTGGGCAGTGGTCCAAGTCCAGAAGAGGGCCGGTTTTAGTTGCTGTGCGACTACCATTAGCTGGATATCCTCCTGACGGCCGCGTACTCACACTCAAAGCTGCCGCCCGGATCACCGCCGAACTCTATCCGGTAACTCTTCTCGCCCGAGGGCAGGCTGAAGGAAGAACTGATCAGCTCCGCAAGTTCGGTATTGGTTGAACTAACCTCAGACCCTGCGACTATAGCCCCGTCGGTGACGTTGTAGAGCCGCGCCACAACTGAGGCGCTTACGCTCGTGGTTGAGAGAAGGACAACGATGCGGAAGAGAGAGCCTGTTGGGAACCAAGCAGGATCGTAGGTGCGGGCAGTCTTATAAGTCGTGTAACTGACAGCCCCGCCACCTACCACCACCACTATAGGGGCGCTCAACACAAGGATGGCCGGGGTCGGCGTGAGCGTCTTCGCGCCTGCTAGGATGGTTACTGACGGAGCGATGAGTGCCGTGATTGCCGCATCGGGAGTGAGCGTCAGCGCCAGCGCCACAGTGGCACTGGGGGCCATGAGAGTCAGGATTGCAGGGTCGGGCGTCAGGGTCTTCGCCCCGAAGGCCAGCGTTACTTCTGGGGCGATCAATGACGTGATGGCAGGCGTGGGCGTCAGTATGGTATCCCCGCCGACGAACACGCTTACGGATGGCGTAGCCATTGTGACGATGGCGGGGTCAGGGGTCAGAGTGATGCTGAGGGCCACGCCCACGTCGGGCGCTGTGATTCCAATGCTCGCTGGGTCGGGGGTCAGAGTCTTCGACAGGGAGACGGTCACGCTCGGAGCTACCATCTGGGTGATGGTCACGTCTGGCGTCAGCGTCTTCGCACCGAAGACCAGGGTCGGACTGGGGGCCACTATGGCAGTCGTGGCGGGGTCCGGTGTCAGAGTGATCGCGCCTCCACCGGCCGTATAGTCGATGTCCAGCTTGGGGGCGCTACCGCCAGGGTAATCGTAAGAATGCGCGGCACGGGCACCGGTTCCGCTTGTGTAAATCCACACTAGGACAATGGCCGAGGGATCGTAGGAGTCCGCTAGTTCCTGAATGATGCTAGCTATCGTGTTAGTGCCGTCACCTGTGAAGGTCTGATCCTGAGCATCAGTCCAGTTCCCAAAATCGGACCCATCACCCTCACAGGTCGCGGTGGTGCGCGTCCGACTGCTGATGTTGTAGGCAGCCGTCGTGAATACACCGGGAGCAGCGGCATCATGAGCATACCAGTCGCCTATGAAGGAGCCGGACTGACTCGTGTAGGCGCGAAAAGTAAGGGTCGCACTGTTGATGGTAGCGCCTGACAGACCGGAGACGCTGGGGAAATAGAGACCTACATGGCGTGCGGAGATGAGGTAGCCGATTCGCAGGGTGTAGCCAGCAAGTGGCCCTATGCCGCCCGTGCTGACGTTTTCCTCGGCGTCATGAGCGCTGGCTCCACACTGGAGGTTTAGGGTGGTCATTCGCCAACCTCGAAGTCAGCGTCCCGCAGGGCCGTCACCTCTGGTCGGGCCAGCAGTCCGTCGGGGTCGTTCATGTTGCGGATGATCTGCTTGAAGATGCGGGCTCCCCTGGGCCGGACGACTACGCCATCTATGGTCAGGGCAGTACCGGACTCCGCTCCCGCCGATGAGTGGTCGCCCCTGATCCTCTTGCGGACGGCACGGCGGACATAGTTGCGGATGTTCTCGCGGATGGCTAGTCCCACACCCGGCCCGGGGCTCAGGTGCATGAGGAAGTCGTTGATCAGGATAGGCGCTCGCCCCAGGTCGTAGTCGGACTTGTAGCGCCAGAAGTAGACAAGCAGGTAGAGGCAGCGAGTATCCCGCTCACGCTGGAGTTCAACGATCTTGGCGTACACTTTCGTCCTCTAAGTAGCCTGCACGATTCCTTCTGCGTTCCATTGAATGCCGATGTTGCCGCCGTTGGCAGAGAACGGGAAGCCACCAGTGTCGATCCAAGCGATGGGCACATTGTCTGTGTCGTTAGTGATGAACCTGTAGACGACCGCACCCAAGACCTGGCGGGTGCCGGCACCAACCGACGTAAAGGTGGCGTCGGTAGCATCGAACTCAGCCCTGTCATTGGCCTCGTCCTCAGCCACGGCCTCAGCAGCCAGCGCCTGCCGCGCATAGCCCGACCCGTCCATCTCATCCAGAGTCGTGAAGGCGCTGATGGTGTCAACGTCCTTCTCGGTGTCGGCGGTGCTGTTGGTCATCACCAGCAACACCCGGATGTCGTGCGCGTTGAGGTCCAGTTCACCAGCCAAGAGCGCGTACTTGGCGTGGGTGTAGACGAAGTTCGCCATGTCTTTCCTCCTATGGGAAGTACACTTGGCTCCCTGAGCCAAAAACTATGTCCGTCACAAAGGGCACCGCCGCCAACGCCTCAGCGTCCGTGTAGCGGGTGTGGTGGGCATCAGAGTTGGCCGCATGGGCAGCCACATCTACGCCATCGACGGTGCCGGTTACAGCAATGTTTCCAGCCACATCCAGCATCTCGGTAGGAGCAGCATCCGCCCCCATCTTAGTAGAACCCACCAGCCTGCTCGTGGCGTTGTTGCGTATACCTACGTTCAGCGTCGCCGCCGCCAGAGCGTCGATGTCGATGCCGTACTGGGTGCCAATGGAGCCCGCCGTCACAAGAGCGTCAGCCACGTGGATAGCACGGGCCGTTGTGAGGACGCCGTTGCTGCCAGTCGTGGCAATCAGCCCCTTCCAGGCCGTCGCCTGAGCAATAGTCACAGCCTCGTCCCCAAAGTTGACCACCCAGCCGGAGACTAGCCCCATTTGCTCCCCGTTCAGGACAGTGTTGTCTATGTCCAGGCTAGGCAGGAGATAGGCCCCAATGTGGTTCCTGCTTATGGTCCCTGCATCAATGTGCTCAACATCGGAGTTCAGATAGATGCCGAACCCGGTCAGGCTGCCTGCTGGCGAGAGGTGAGTTTTGGAGATGTAGAGAAGGTTATCCGCAGAGGGTGACGCAGCAGCCCCTATCCCAAGGTAGGTTGCCAGTCGGGTGCCGGCAGCCAGAAGGTAGGGTGTGTGGGGGTCGGCAGCGCCCTCGTGGTCGTAGAAGGTGGGGGCTGCTGCCTCGCCGCCGCTTCTGAAGAAGGTTCCTGCCGCACCCAGTGCCAGTTCTGTTGTCTGAGCGCCTAGACCTGCGTAGAGGGCTTTCCACGCCCCCGCGTGGCCCAGGTTGCCCCTGATGTCCTTGGTCGTGCCGGTGCCACCGTCAGAGAGTGTGCCGGTCCCGTTCCCGCGTAGGTCATTGTCCTTGATGGTGTAGTTGTTGGAGGCGGCCGCCTCCACATAGACGCCGTAGCGTTGGGTGCCGCTGAAGTTCCAGCCGTTGGTCGCCGTACATTGAGTGATGTGCCAGCCTGAGACGGCATCCTGAATGTGGAACCCGTCGAAGCTGTTGGCCCCCTCCACGCTGTTCCCGATAGAAAAGCAGTTGTGGAGCCGAACATCCGCTACGGTAGCCCCGGCAGCTTTGCCCAAAAAGACGCCACTGTGGTCGTTCTCGAAGAACCGGCCCTGCTCGACAGTGATACCCCGAACGATGCTCGTATTCTGGGGGTTGATAACGAACCCATCGAGTGTATTGGAGCCTGTACCCCAGAGGTTCGTAAAGTGGATGTCCTCCACCCAGCCGGTGTTCACAGGGATGATGTGAATGGGGTTGGCGTTGCTCTGGTCACAGATGAGGTTGTTGATGAACCCAAACCGAACCCGCTGGCCGGTGTCGGGGTCTATCGTCAGCCCTTGTTGGGTGTGCAGGACTTCGATGTTGCTCCAGTAGAACCCCTCGCCGGCCCGGATGCGGATACCGTAGGCGGGCTGGGCATCGTCCTCGTTGTCGATGATGAGATGATCGATAAAGTAGCCGGACCCGGGGAGGTGGCTACCGTCCTCATCGCTGATGTTGAACACCAGCCCTAGGACTTCCATATCCCGCGCCTCGATGTTGCTCATGCGCGTGCCGTAGCAGCCGCCGGACCAGTCGAAGGCGCAGAAGTGGTGCTTGACGACAACGTTGCGGGCGGAACAGGAGAGCGTGAACTGGAAATGAACCGCTGCCCCTGCCGTCTTGGTGACAGCCGAGTCGATACAGAAGTCGCGCACCGTCACCCAGTTCTGGCGCGTAAGGCCGTCACCTATTTGAATCAAATCCGCTGCTTCTAGGCCCGCCGCTGCCTTGAGGATGGTGGCGGTTCCCGCGCCCTGGAGGGTGTGGTTGTCCACAGTCATTGTCACAGTGGCCGCGATGGCGAAGTTCCCTTCGCTAAGGATCACCCGACCCGCCGTGGCGGGGAGAGCAGCAAGAGCAGCCTGAATCTGCACCTCGTCGGCCGTGCCATCGCACACGTAGTCTGCCACTGCTTGCATCGCAGCCGAGGAATCTGAGGCGGCTACGACGAGCGTGGGAACTATGGCCGTTACAGGGTGGTGGGCCTCGGGCAGGGTGGCCGAGAGATCGCCATGGTTGTGAACGTGGTTGGCGCGGGCCAGGGCGTCCCCATCACCCTCGCTGTTGGCAATCCCGATGGCGACAGGCGTTCCCGTCTTGAGCGTGATATTGGCTTCCTGTTCTGGGTCAGCAGCAACAGTGAAGTAGTCGCTCAGGAAATCGAGGATCGTTGCCCCTTCAATCGTCATGTGCCCTTCACCGCGACCGTTCCTGCGCCACCTGTGATCACGTTCACGTTCTGGGCCTTGATGTTAACCCCCGCCTCCTCAGTGCCTTGTATAACAATGACACCTTTGAGCTTGATGGTCAGGAGGGGCCGGCGACGACTGGCCACATGAGCGCTGCCTGCGGGCTTCGGGTGCTTCGCCAACTTGGGGCGAGAGGCTGTCACGCTCTCAAACACCGGCCCTGTTGGCTGGTCGAACCGGCCCCGCCAGTCCTCCCCGATCTCAGGCGTGACGGTGGGGCTATCCCAGCCGGTCATCAGGTCGCGGTGAATGTAGCGCACGCTTCCGCGAGTCGGGCCTGAGACGATGTACCCTTCAGGCTGCTCGCCGTAGACCGTGCCCACCCAAGGCACAGGGTTCTTAGACTCGCCCAGTATCATTTCCGCCTCAGAACAGGATGCCGGACCTGACGTTCGATGGTGAGGCCGAGGTCGCGGAGCACAGGCGTCAGCGTCGCCGTGGTACGGTCCAACCCGATCTTCAGTTGTGAACTCAGCGCCTGAATCCCACGCTGCGGGTGGATCGGCTGAACGCGCCTTGTGTCATTGATGGTAAGGAGACTCTTCCAGGTGGCCGATGCCTCAGCCGTAGAGTCATCATCCAATCGGTAATCCACCGTCATGTTCTTCGTGGCAGCGGTGAAGTCGCCGTGGCGTTCAATCTCAGTCAAGGCCCCGGCCTGGTCGCCCATCAACAGGAGATTTACCCAGGAGTCGTAGAGGTAGCGATAGCCGTCCTCATACTGCATCCAGGATGAGGTTTCCATGAGGGGGTTCCAGCTTGCGTGGGGCCAGTCCTGGTAGTACAGGCGGCAGGTGGTGCCGTCCGCCGTACATGTCCAGAGGCGGCGGCGATCATGGGTGGCCAGTGTGCCGTGGGTCATCCACAGACCGGAGTTGCCGAGAGGGTGTGCCCCCGTGTAGTCACCGGCCCGGTAGTGCCACGTCCACTGCCCTGCCTCGTTGATACGGCCCCAGAAGATCATCGTCACGTCGGAGCCGTCCAGTTGCCAGTAGGCCAGAAGGTAGGAGCCCACGGTGATGAGGGCCTTGATCTGGCCCTTCAGATCCGGCGGGCACCCGTCGTCCCTCCAGATAGAGATGTCGCGCACAGGTCGGCCCGGATACCAGAGGAACGGTCCCTGCCCACTGTCCACGATGGCCAGTTCATCGCCGTAGACGCAGGCAGCGGTTACGTCCAGGAAACCAGGACGGTGATCGTTGAACCACGCACCATCTGCCGCGACCACCTCATGGATCACAGACCCCGTAGGAATGAATGCGGTACACCAGGCTGAACTCAGCCCGCTCGACTCATAGAACAGCCCTCCCACGAAGGGCTCTACGCTCCCAAGAGGATTTAGCGTTCCTCTGGGGTCGCCCGTGGCCTGGAAGATGTAGTCAGAGCGTATGGCGTTGGTCCTGAAGTTTGCGCCCGTGCTTAGGGGACGGGTCCAGAAGGCCAGGGCGGGCCTAGGCGTCCAATCCTCGAATACGTCATAGTCGGCCCAGGTCGTGCCGTCGGTTGTGTACTGGAGGTTGACGGAGCCTCCCGCAGCCCAGAAGAGGATATTCGCGTACCCCTCGCAGACATGCAGTTGTCGGCCCTGGCCACCAGCCTTAGTATGTACTAACGTCCAAGCTGTGGCCTGAGTCCGCCAGACGTTCGGCCCCTTCGCCATGTAGAGGTAGCGGCTGCCCGTCGAGTCACAGAACTCGGCGAAGGATACGTAGTCTGTCTCTGAGGGCGACGGTATGAGCGTTATCGTGTAGGCCCCCGGCGTCGGGGAACCTCCTCCCGACCAGCCACCCGATCCCGTCAGAACGCCCGTGGTGTTGGAGGTGACGGTCATGGTCTTGCCGCCGCAGGTGACGACGAAGCCGACGTACAGGCCGGCAACGAAGGCACCAGCCTCAGTCAGGGTAGTGGCATCAGCTGCGCTGGCGGTGCCGGTCTTGTTGGTGAAGGTTCCGAGAGTAGAGAGGACAGGGAGCGTTGTCTGGCGGGGGATAAAGGTGTCAACCTTCCCGTACCAGTAGCCATTCTTGCTGCGGGGGTCGTTGCGGTCTTCCGTCAGACGTTGCGTACCGCAGCCGCCGGAGAAGTTGGAGCGGCGGTAGGTCCAGTCCTTCTCGTCCTTCTCCAGTTGGTCGCTGACTGTCTTGACGGCCAATCAATCGTTCTCCCCTCATCCCCGTCGGATTACGATGTGACGTTCCGGTGCCTTCTCGGCGACGATAGGGCCACCTTCCCTGGCGACTTCATCCCTGAGAATCTTGAGGCCGTTGGCTTCCTCAGGCGTGTCGCTGATGAGCTTCTGCTTGATGATGTCGCCTATCAGTTCATCGGCCCCCAGATAGCCCGCGTAGAAGTCGTCGCAGTCCGTCGTGTCGGTGTCCGAGGTCAGGGCCGCGTAGTGGGTGAGTTCCTCAATGAGGTAGGGACCCTTACTGCCCAGCGCCCCGTCGAACTCTATCTCCAGGCCCCCGTAGGCGTTCCGCACTGGCTTGGGGTGGAAAACCTCCTCCAAATCCCAGGAGTGGGTGAAGTCCTCGGACACTTTCTCGTGCATGAGGAAGATACGGCCTACCTGCTCCTCACTTGTGATGCGAGCAGGAAGCGGCAAGGCCCTAGAGTCGGCGGGCCACACCACGACCATGCCAAAGTCGCCCACAGCGTTTATCAGGTCCAGGTTGAGGCGGATCAAGTCCCGGTTGCACCCATCCGGCACGGTGAACTGTGCTTTCAGGAACCGCCAGGGCTCCGCATAGGTGGCGGCTTGGGTTATGGAGAGCGTGTCACCACTCAGGGTGACGTAGGCTGCGTTTACAGAGTCGTAGACAGTCACCGATGCAGTCGCCGCCGTCGCCCCTACCCCGTTCCGCATGAGAATTGCCAGGTGATAGGTCTTGTTCTCCGCAACCGTCAAGGCCTGATAGGCGTAGCCAGCAGCGGCACTTGCCGTCAGTGCCAAGTAGTAACGGCCGAAGAGCCATTCAGGAAAAGCCAGGGCGGTTGCAACGAGTGTCGCGTTGCTTGTCGTCCACCCCGTTGCGCTCTGGCAATCGCCGTTGGTCAGCAGCCCCAGGGGCGTCTTCTTCCAGTAGGCGCAGCGGCGCGTGAGGGCGCGGTCCATGGCGTCATTCACCCTGGTCACGCTCTCCACGGCCTTGTCCCACAACTCGTATGTCTGCCCGACGGCTGAAGCGTTGCCGGCGGGGGAGAGGGTCAGGGTGCCCGTAGTAGCGACATGATCCGTCACCCAAGACTGTTCGTAGGTAGTAAGAGTGGCGGCTACCGTCTCGTTAGTCAGCAAGCCAGTTGCGACGCCTAAAGCGCCCGCTGCGACGGTGAGGATCGTGTAGGTGCCGTTGTTGTTGACGGTGCCGGATACCGTTACCTTGTCACCGACGCGGTAACTCCCAAACCCGTTCCCTGAGTCCCGTATCTCGTCGTTGCTGGCCCCGCCGTCGTAGAAGGATGTGGCAGCGTCCGTGAACTTTAGGATGAAGATGGAGCCGATAGGAACGGTGGCCGCGTAGGTTCCCAGCCGCAGCACGTCGATGGCAGTGGTGGTGCTCCCCGCTGCCGTGACGGTGCCCGTCCGGCACAGGCCGCTGAACTGGCCTACCTTCAGCCTGAGAGCCGCCTGTGTGCTCACTTCTTAGGCTTACCCTTCTTCGTCCAGGCCCGACGCTTGGCTGGAGGGGTAGCCTTCACCATTTCCTTGCCCCAGGCTTCACCCCGGGCGGCGGCGGCCCCGGCCTTACGGTACTGCTTCCCTGATTTTGCGGGCACGCTTCTTCGCCTCCTGCCACAATGGCGGCACCGGCTTCTCAGCCTTCTCACAGGCGTGGGCTATTTCTGCCGACGCCTCTTGGAAGAGCCCCACACGGTAGCGCCCGTGATTGTCTACGACGTTGCCCATGCGGGTCGCCTTCGTCACCCCCTTGGCGACGGTCTCGCCGTTGATGTACTGGCTCTCGTAGACCGAGAGGCGGCGGGCATCACGGCCGCAGGTGGGGCAGGCTACGGCTGTTACCTCGTAACCTGCCTTCACCTCGGTCACATGTCCCTCATTACAGCAGTAGTCATAGAGGGGCATGGCTCACTCCTAGAGCGAGGTTGTCGGGAACTCGATGTAGTCGAGCGTCCCAAAGTGCAGCGTGAACGCTGTCGTTGACGCGATCTGCACGTAGACACAGGCCGGTCCCTTGCCGATGTACGGGAGAATCGGTCTGTAGCTCGCAGAAGCGATTGTGCCCAGCGCACCGACAGCCAGCACGGTCGCCGATTGGGTCTGGAGCGCCTCAAACTCCCACAGTCGCCTAGTCGTAGTCGCCAACTCAGCCGTAACCGTCACGCCCCCGTCGGTCGCTACCCGCGCTGTTGACGTGGCCGCAGCGCCTCCCTGTAACAGTGGCAGCGGAACGAATGCGGTGCCCGCCGAGGAGACAGCGCCGACTCCCTTCATGGCAGCCTGGAGTGTCGTCGCAGTCGCAACGTCACGGAGACCGAGGCGAATGCTGCACGGGATGATGGTCAAGCCGGTCGCCGCATCCACGCACATATTCGCCGCCGTGTCGGTCAGGGTTGAGTCAGCCGCAAGCCCCGTAGCGACGGTGCCGGCCCGAATCTGGTAGGCGTGGCCCGTAAGCGCCATGTACGTGAAGAAGTCCATGACGCAGGGGAAGCCCATTCGGCTTCCCTTCACGGCCATGAATCCTTGACCGTCTCCAGCGGCGTCCAAGACGGCTTCGTTTACGTTGAATCTCATGTCAGCCATTTCAGCTATACCTCCTGTGCTGAACTACATTCTGTCCGCTATCTCGAAGATAGCCTTCTTCTCGCTGTCGGTGCCCTCTTCTATCAACTTGGCCCGTGCCCGACAGACCGATGCCTTGTAGTCACGGGACCGGGGGATCTTCTCGCCCACTTCCTCTTCGGCCTTCTGATAGGCGTAGTCGATGTCCTGCGCCCTGTCTAGGAACCGGCGGGGGTCGGGGCGAAATCTCGGTTGTCTGAAGATTAGCGTCAGGCTCACGCAGCCGGACTCCTCTCAGACCAGACACGGAAGTAGTCGATGTCCACAGTCCGCGCCGTATTCGCAAGCGTCCCTACCATGAGGGCCGCCTGCATCAAGTAGCCCGTTGACGGGCCGGTAGATACACTGACCTGTTCCCAGCCCTGTCCCCCTGTTGCCACAGTGGTCTCGCCCCTGATAGCCCCGATTCCGCCAGCACCCCCACACTGCACGAGCATCCGCATCCATTTGTCGGCGACGGGGATGAGGGTGGTCGGGAAGGCGGTCTTGGTACACGTCGGCGTAGTCCCATCGCTGACGAGGGCGAACGTCTTGAAGGTCTGGCTACCGTCCATGTGGATAGCCAGCAAGTCCGTAACACCGTTGCCGGTCGCGGGCGTGTCAACGTCCGTCACACACTGCAAGGTGCCGTCCGTCGGCGCGTCCCACAGTCCAAACTCGAATAGGAGCTGGGCCGCCGTGTACGTCACGACCTTCCAGCGAACCTCGCAACCGGGACTACGGGCCGCGTCGAACATGGGGTAGGAGAAGTGAATCCCAATGTTGTCCCCAGTCGTGTTCTGGGTGACTCCGCGAAGGTTGCCACACTCCAGGGACCCCTGGGCGAAGGCGGTAGAGCCCGCGTCCGTATCAAGGTTCCAGAGGGTAGCGTCCATAGTGTCCGACAGGAAGTCGTCATCGTAGTAGACGAAATCCCGACGGGCAAACGGGAGTAGAAACCCCACCAACTCAGAGTTCCAACCCCTACCCTTGGAAAGCTGGCTCATACTCTGCGGGGCGCGAAACCTGCCATTTACTGGCTTACCCATCGCTCACCCCCTAGTACCTTTCCGCCCAAATGCGGATGTAGTCGATGTCGATGGTCTTCTGAGCAGAGGCGACCCGACTTCCGAAGATGTAGGAGGGGCGCATCAGGATCCCCGTGTCGGGGCCAACGGGGCTCACTGCGAGCGCCTGTGTATAACCAGAGTAGGCGAAGTTGTTGTCAATTATCCCGAACACCTTGTTCGCACCGGCTTGAACGAGATAGGTGCTGTACGTCGCTGCCACTGGCATGAAGGCTCCTGCTGAGACAGCAACACCAGTGGTGTCAGTCGTGCCGTACCCTGCAACGACGAACGTCTTGATCGTGTCGTCCGTGTCCAAGACGAGCCCCGCGAAGTCCGTCACGCCGTTTTCCGCCACGGGTGCGTCCGGGTCACAGGCGGTCAACGCCTCGTCGGTCTTGGGGTCGGTGAAGGCAATCTCACAGTCCCAAGAAGTGATCACGTCCGTCTTGAACCTGATCTCCGTGCCGGGATTCCTAGCCGCGTCAAAGAGCGGCCCCGTGGCGCCTCCTGTAAAGTAGATCGCAATCTGGGCGTTATCGTCCGTCCCTGTGTCGCCTCGGAGCGTCCCACTCTCCAACGATCCCTGAGCGAAGTCGGTGATTGACGTGGCGGCGGCCGTCGAGGCCACGGCCCAGTACACCGTGCTAAGGGTGTCTGAGAGAAAGTCATCCTCCCAGTACACATAGTCCTGGCGGGCGAATGGAAGCAGGAAGCCGGTAAGTTCCGAGTTCCAGCCCCGTCCTCTCGTCAGTTGCCGCAAACTCTGCGGGGCGTTGAACATTCCGATTGAAGGCTTAGGCATCTATTACTCCTGCGTCTCCTCACTCGCCGAGACGCTGGCGCGAGGGCAATGGCCCCCTTTCTGGTGACGGTACTTATCCAGACCGTTAGAGAACGCCTGGCCGCACTCGCAGACCACAAGTTTCGTAGGCTTAGAAGTTGGGGCGGATTCACTCTCGCGCTTCTCTACTTCGGCTTCGATAGCCTGCGACTTCTTGCGAATAGCGAGCACGGCCCCTCTCTCCTTTGGCCGCTCGTGGGCGAAGGGCAGAAGGTCACGGGCCTGGGGCAAGGTCATTCTGTGCGTGATCATGGCGTGGGTCAGAAGTTCGTTCTCAGAGTTGAGAGGGTTGCTGTTGCCGACACAGGCAGCGCACCAATACGGCTCTGGTACGTCGTACTCCTCCAACTGGGGGAAGACAGACTTGGGCAGGCCGTAGGGCGGCTCGATGTGCCAGTGGTGGGCAACTATCTGTTCGATAGGGAAAAGATGAGCCCCGCCGTTCTTGAAGAGCCAGTAGTACCGATACGTAGTGCCGAGGCGATCCGCGACAGGTTCTATGGTGTCACGCAGGCCGGTCTTCACGCTCACTCTATCGGTAAGACTGTACTCAAGAAGTGGTCGACGCCCCTTCTTTATCCAGTGGTCAGCCTGAGCCGTCTCCAGCCCAGGGCCAACGATGATCCAGTAGCCCTCTCGCTTGTTCTTCTGCCAGAAGATAGGATTGATGTTCCTGTTTCCTGCGGTTGTAGGCCGCCGGTTCATCCATTCGGCAGGTACGGGAACAGGCGTTGGTTTTTCGTCTACTGTCGAAACCACGGATAATCCCTCTCTCTGAACGGGCGGACACTAGGAACACGCTTACGGTACATTTCCTGAATGATGTCCGACCTCACTTCCTGAACCCACTCCTTGACCCAGAAATTGCCCCAGATGTCATAGGCTTCCTTCCCGTTGTTGGTAGCGTCCTCGGCTATACTCCTGGCCTTGGGCCGCGTCGCCCCCCGGTCGCCCACCTGTATATCCGGCGGACGAGCCTCTAGGTGCGGACGCGGCCCACTCAATTCAATCCCCCCGGCGAAGCGTGCCCCCCGTAGTTTCTCTTCCTCACGAATGAACTGCCGAGTTGCCCGATAGAGGTAATCCTTGCGCCTCTCTTTGGGCATGTCAGCATCTACGGGTATCGTTGCCTTGATCCTCATCAACTTCCAACCAAGCGGAGGCACTGACCGAATCAGCGGACCGCCGGGTGTAGGGATAACGATAGAGGGCGCGTGCCGTCGGGCAATCCTGTCAGTCACACAAAGCCTCGGCAACGGCCAGAGCCGCTTTCTTCGTCTTCTTCTTGATGTGCAGGGTGTTGCCTACCCGTACCTCATAGCGGTGCTGCGTGAGCTTCCCGCCGGCGTCAGGCGTACCAGCGAGGTGACAAACAATGACCGTTCCAATGGGTGAAATCCCGACAGGCACCGCCTCGACCATCTTCATGTTTGACTCCCTACACTGTCTTCAGCCATACCGCCCAATTGTCGTCAACTGTCTCACCGCCGGTGGCAACAGCCGTCTCCGGGATGATTTCGCGTTCCGCCGTGACGTAGAGTTCCCAACCGACGATGAGGTCGGAGAGGTCTCCCACGATCCGGTCGCGCTCAACGGTTATGTCCTTCTGGCGAATGAGGATGTACTGCTGGCGCTGGTGAACGCCGCAGTCGTGCTGACCCGTGGCCGGTGCCTCAAGGTACTGAGACTCGACGATCTTGAAGCCGAGGAACATGCCTAGAGTGGCATCGTCCAGGGCGGCAATGTTGGACCGTGTAAAGTCCGCGCTGATCGGCGTCCCCAACTTTCGGATGGCGCTAACCGCTGCCGAGGACAGCCAGGCGAAGCGGTCGTTACTCGGTGCAAGGCCAATCTGCATCTTCTGCCAGGCTGACTCCCAGTCGTCCATCGTCAATTCCAGGCCGAAGGTTCCCACTGAGTCCGAGAGGCCGTCGGGTAGACCCGCGCAGTCCGTCTCGATCTGCCCAGCAAGGGCATAACCGATCTGTCCGCCGTAGAGGGTGATGTAGTCGTAGTCGTTCTGAACCTGGAGTCTTGAGTTGACGTACATCGCCGTGTAGTACCAACTGGACACGGTGATGTCCTGGTCGGTCGGCGTCGGGTAGTCAGGAGTGACAGTCGTGTTGTCGGACTTCGCCGTGACAGCCATGTTCACGACATGCGGAATCTTGAGAGCCGCGCCCGACTGCATCACTGCGCTGTAGGATGTGTCCACCGTACCCGCAAGAACCTGCGCCTTCCGAGCCGCCAACTGCGCCTCGACTGCGTAGTGCTGCTTGAGGTAGACGGCACCCGTAGTCGTGGTTGCTTCTACATAAGTAGAGCTTTCGGTGCTTGCCATCTAATTCCCCTTCATCAGCGACCTCTAAGCCGCTGTAAGTGCTCTTGGTATATGCGTCCGCGCTCGGCATCGGAGAACTTCGCCTTCTCCTCAATGGGGAGTACGCTGAAGGTCTCCCAGGTCATGCCCGCCGAGGGCGTACCGCCACCAGTGGGCGGCGCAGCCCCCTCCCGATTGCCACTCAGCGAAGCCTCCAGCTTCCTCTCGCCCTCGAACTTCCTACGCGCCTCCTCGACGCCGCGCTCGTAGCCCTTCTGTTCACGGACCTCGCCGTGAACCTCTACGTACTCACGGAGCCAGGTGTCATACCGCCGCCCGCTCACACGGGCCAGCCTGTCGAAGTGCTCATCCGACAGGCCATCGAAGTCCGTAGCGCCCTTGAAGACCTTGAGCGCTTCCTCGCGCAACTCGTGATCTCGAACATCCCGCGCGGCTTCCAAGAGCGTTGAGGCGTGGCGCTTGCGGGTGGCGGGGTCCAGTTCATCCTCTGAAGAGAGGCTGCGCTGAATCTCCTCCAACCGCTGGCGGCCTTGCTCGTGCTGCTCGATGTCCCGCTTCTGGAGTTCGAGGTCATGGATCACGCTCTGGCGGCCCGAATGCCGCCCACGCTCCAGGGCGTCCTTGAAGAAACTTGTCCCCTCCCTGGCATCCTTGGGCACCAGTGAGAGGACGGCCTCAATCTCTTCCGGCTTCTGGATGCTGCCGAGCCAGGTCTTGAAGGCTTCGATTCCTGCACCGTTCCCGCCCTGCGACTCCGCTGGCGACGGCGAACTTTCAGCCGGTGGCTGTTCCGCCGGAGCGCTGCCCGAAGCGTCGGGATTGGCTGTGGCATCGGTTACCATCTTGACTCCTTTGTTGAGGCGGGCCGCCGAGGGGCGGGGTGCGCGGCCTTACTCCAAGGCGGCCCGCACATATGGAGAGAGGGATACGCGAAGGATCGCGCACCCCTCTCTTTGATTCGCACTATCACACTAGCGCGGCTGCTTGTCAATAGTAAGCGGCTTACACCCCAGGGCCAGCGGGGGTCAGGGTGTTCAGCCGCCGCTTCCGCTTCCGTTCCTCCTCTGTCTCTTCCTCTTCCCGAACCCGCTCCAACAGCTTAGGGTAGCGGGCCGCAACCGCCTGAGTAGCAGCAGGGTTGAGGTTCGGGTTCGTCAGGTAGCTTTGAGCCAACCCCCGCTGGAACTGCATCTCACCCCAGGCTGTCCGCACACGGGGTTCGGTTTGAGGAGAAGGTCGGCCCAGAAGGCCACCAAGCACTGAGGGGGAGACCAAGGCCTCGGCCAGGCCTTCCTCGCCCTTGGCTGCGGCTCGGTAGCTGGCTTGTGGCGCAGTCTGTATCCGGGCCATGTCCTGACGAAGCTGCTGCACCGTGCCACCGCCGAAGAGGCCGGGGAAGTCGCCCCTCAGGAACTCGTCAGGGGATAGGTAGCGGCCCTGGGCACGAGCCTCGACACGCGCCACGTCATACGCTGCCGCCAACTTGTCGGTCGGCACGTCGGGCCTGATGTTCTCAGGGATGCCCTCCCAGCCCCGCATGATAGCGACGGTAGGGTCGGTCTGGAGTGCAAACCGCGCCCTCTGCGTCACCGACATCTTGGAGGGGTCGTAGCCCAGTTGGGCCGCCTGCCAGGCCGTCTCTGGATCGGGGAACGTCTGTTTTATGGCCCGCATCTTTGCGATGTCGCCCCCCGTGATCTCGCTGAGAGTCTGGTACTCAGGGATCGTCATCTCCTCCGACACCATCACGTCGAGGTCCTGCCAGGTCAGGTTCCGTTCCTTCAGAAAGTCCTCCGTCTGCTTCATCTGGGCGTCCCACCACTGCTGGGGCTTCTGGCCTGAAGTGGTGATGAGAGGCAGGTCTTCCTCAATACTCATCCCCTTGCCGATGAAGTAGAGGAGGTCAGCTTCAGTCCAGCCTTCAGGCGCAACGGCGCGGAGTTCCTCTACCGTTGCCGCACCCTTCATCTGCTGCCAGAAGGCTACAATCGCTTCGGGGTCCGTGATGCCCTGGTCAACCGCTGAGACGAACACGTCATGGGGCAGGCCATAGACTTGGTTCAGGTAGGTCGCCTGGTTCTGCTGGTCAGGGGTGAGTTCGCGGCGGGCAGCTTCGCCCTGCGGGTAGCCTGTGGGGAGGCCACCAGGGCCAGCCTGAAGCGGCCCGGTCTCTGGACGTCCATAGATGGCGACCGCGTCCTCAAGGGTCTGGGCGCTTTTGCCCCAGGCCTCTGGCCTCTCAGCCCTAGCCGTAGCCAGCGCAATCGCGCCACCAGGATCGCTCTGCCAAACATCCTCGGGAACGCTGCGCACAGTTTCCTCGAAGGTGGTCGCCATGTAGGCGGCGGCCTTTGTGGGATCGGCGGCGTCCTCTGGAGTGATGTTCCCGAAGTGTATTGGGTGAATCTGCCAGGGGCCAACCTCGCCAGCGCCACCGACATGGGCGCCGCCAGCCGCAGCCCCCCACGGGCCGTTGTATCCGCCTTCGCTGCCGACAGCGTGCCACATGGCTGCTTGGGTGCGCGGGTTGTCCGTGGCAGCCAAGATCGCTTGGCCTACAACAGTACTCTCAGCGCCAGCGGGTAGGCCGGTGGTGGCACCCGCAGGGGGCAGCCCAGCCAGGCGGCGCACCTTGTCTATCTCCCCTGCCATCTCGCCGGTATCTGTTCGCGCCGTCGAGAGCGCCTTCGCTGCGCTGGGAGCGGGGGCCTGTTCGTTGTTGATGTAGTGCCACATGAGGTTCAATTGCTGGGTGAAGTCGAGGCCCAACGCGGCGTACTTCTGAGCCTGCTCGGCCTCAAAGTCGCTGAGTTTCCTCGCGCCCTTTGGCAGATTGGCGTTCCAGCGGTCGAGTTCGATGGCAAGATCGGGATTGGCCCTGCGCCAGGAGGTATCTTCATCCTCCGTTGGACCTACAGGTGTCCCAAGTATCTCGTCAAGGGTCGGCTGCTCATTAGGTTCGGGCATAACGCCCTCCTTGACAATGGTGGTACACTATGATCCCCGCCAGAAGGGAACAGACAATGACTTCGATACCCAACTGGCTCATAGCCTGCCTCGTGTTTGGGTCTCTGATCGGACTCATCCTCCTGCTAGCGCGCTTCTTTGAGGCTTGGCCTTCTACGGGCTGAGCAGCCGACAGACTTGGTGATCATTGGTGTCGCACCAGCTCCCCAGACCGTCTACCACTCGCCCATCGCTGAACTTGAATAGACCTGTCGCGGCGGGCTTCGCATCACGACCGGTCAACCGTCGGAAGTTCTCGATAGCGGCCTCAGAGCGAACGGTTGTCACGCCGCTGAACCGCCAGCGCAGCAGTTGCGCATCAACTTCGGGATGGTTCACCCGAAACTGAACACGCCCGGTCTCTATAGCATCGAGAGTCGGCCCCCAGCCACGATCTCGCAGGGTTCGCTCCACAAGGCTAGGAGTCGGCTCTATCCCCGACTGGATAAGCGCGTTCTCGACAGAATCAATGACCTGCTGGTAGGTCATATCGGCAGATGCGACCCCTCGTTCCTTAGCCGCCGCCTGCCAGATCATGTCTTGAAGTTCCCACCAGTAGCTATCCGTAACCACCTGGCGGCCCATGAGGTACTGCTTCTCAACCCTGTCGCCGGAAGCGGTCAGGGCGCTGATAAGCGCCTTCTGACCTGTCTCGCCCAGTTCCTCCAGCACCGCACGGTCAGCCGCGTCGAAGTCCTCAGAGGCCAGCAATCCCGTCGCCGAGGCGGCCCGCCTTTCGTCCAACGCCCGATAGTAGACATCTAGCGCCTTCTCCTCGTCAGTCGAGGGCTTGTACCCTGCGGGCGGTATGTCGGAACGCTGGGCGGCGATCTCTTGAAGGATCGTGCCCCGGCCTTCACGGTACTGCCCACCGTCAATCTCACCGTTCTCTAGTTGGACGCCCAGAGCCGCCATGCGAGTTGTTCGCTTTTCACTCAGGGCCACAGCCTGTTGAGCAGGTGTACCTTCGGGCAATTCCCCGGACGTGATGAATTGCTCTGGGTGCTTCGCCCGCCAGTCCTTCTTTTCCTGACGGGTCATCTCATCGTAGGACTTCCCGGCCTCTTCTTGCGCCGTGCGATTGCGGAGGTCGCGTAGCCTCTCCGCGCTGACATTGAGGCCGGTGGCCTGAATGATGGCACCCGTCCAGCCGATGCGTTTCTGCTCGCCCCAGAAGCCCGCAGATGGGATCGGGCTTATCTGCTCAGCGATGAAACCGCCGATCTCACCCAAGTCTTCAAGTGGCTCACCACCGAAGGCCGTCTCGCCCGCCACCATCTGCCCGATGGCCGAGGGTAGCTGGCCCAGGCGTGAAGCCGCCGCCATCTCAGGATCACCGATCATCCTCAACGGTGTGTCCGCCTGTCCGAGAAGGTCAAGGTACTGCAGCCGGCCATCCGGCCCCTTCCAGGGCAACTCAGGGCGCAGAAAACGCACATTGTAGCTGAACTTCGTCAGTGATTCTGGGTTCTTGACGAAGGGCACGTAGGCTTCAGGCGGCAGGAGTTTGCCCGTCGTTATCAGGTTGACCATGTTCGAGAGAGCGATAGTGTTGACGAGGATGCTGGCAAAAAATGCCTTCTGGCGGAACGGCATCCTGATCCATGATTCCTGCTCCGCCATCGAGAAAAAGGCCGTCCGCATCACGTCGCGGTGCGTCGGACTGCGGAAGACGCTCTGCCAGGCTGGAAGCGAGGAAAAGCGCTCGTTCATATCCAAGGCGACCTTAGCCGCCGCTTCGTCCAGGCTCATACCGCCTCGCCGGTAGCCAGCGACCATCTTCTGGCCGATGTCCAGCATGTACTCACGATGCGCGTTGACGAACGTGCCGGACCCAAACGCCTTGATGGCTTTACCGATGAACGGCGTCCGGTACAGGAAGAACTCGCGGGCCATCGCCTCGTACTCGCGGCCCATGAAGGCGAGGCCCGCCTGTGTGTTGATCCCATGCTTCAAGAGAGCACGTCGGGCGACGGCGCCTGCGTCCATGCTCTTCGCCTCCCAGGCGAGCATCTTGGCGTCGAGACCGGGCACGAAGCCCCTCCCGAAGGCCTTGGGGATCGTCGCCACCATGCTAATGTCGCGGTACTGCGTCGCCGCTGCCAGCGTTCGCATGGCATAGTCGATGTGCTGGAAGAGCCCACCGAAGGTCTTGACGAACTTCAAGCCCGCTACAGTATCGCGTAGAACCTTCAGTGAGATGGTTGAGGAAAAGGCGGACACACCGAAGTTGTCTTCGATGGCGCTGGCGATCTCGTTGGGCACAACCCACGGCTCAGTGAAAAGTTCGGGTTTCCCAGGCACGGGACGCGGGTTAAAGGCGAGGACATCCTTAGGTGTTCGCCAAGTGCCTGCCGCCTCCGGAACTAGTTGCGACTTCCGTACCGCCAAGCCGACGCGCTTCATCTGGTCTATCAGGACGAATTGCTGACGGTAGAGTGTGCCTTGATAGACGCGCCGCTCCAACATAGCAACAGGATCGTCGGTGTAGAGTGCCAGATCGGGTCGCTGTTCCAACTTCTCGACAAGTGTCCCTTGCAATCGCCGCGCCTTAGTGAACCCAGGCTTTGCACCAACAGGCCGACCCCGAAAGGTCCTCAGAGGCTTGGGTGGAACAGTCAACTCGTGCGGCCAGTAGAACTCACGGAAGCTGAAGTTGGGCACATCGCGCTTGAGCAGCGCACTCTCAGCGTCCATAACACGGCGGAGTTCACGGGCAAGTCCTTCTTCTTCCGGCGTCAGGTTCAAGGCCCGCACGGCGTCGTCAATCGAACCCTCGTAATCAAGAGCCTGAACGATGGGCGGCACGTCACGGGTCGGCTTGTTGGCGAACTTCAGGCCTGTTGCTGTGGCGCGGGAGCGGAGACCATCGGCTTCAGCTTTGTAGAGACTCAAATCCGCCGTCACCTCACCCTCATAGCGACGGATGAGTGTACGCTGGGCCTCCTCAGACTTCGGGGCTCCAAGGAAGTAGTCTAGGGCGCGTGTCGTGTCATCCAAGGCAGAAAGCGGCCGCATGGCCTCGCCTTCTGGCAGCGAGCCGAAGACCCCGCCCAAATCCAGGCCACCCGCCTCCCCCTTCACGACGGCCTCGCGCAAAGAGCCAAGGTCTAATACCTCCACACGGCGAAATCCAGGTAGTTTGCCCGCCTTCCCCGTGAAGAGTATGGCGTCATAGCCTTGATTTCTGGCCCCAGTAGCCAGCAGGGTATCGAACTCGATTTCAGCGATATTCGCCGGAACATTTTGAGGAATGGCACCCAATCTCTGAAGAGCCTTGAAGGCAGTCTTTTTCTGATCCACAACGAGAGGATTCTGGGCCGAGAATGTGTAACCCGTGACTCGTGAGCCTATCGGCAATTCACGGCCACCTCCGCGAAGCACAGTTGCGAATCCAGATGCCTCAACGGGATTAGTCGTGAGAAAGGTGCCTGTTCGGCCCGTGGCGGTCGGCCCGCCTCGCCCTCGCATTACTACTACAGGGCCGACTGGCTCTCCTGTACGCGCCTTCATAAGAATGGCACCTGCATCGTCCAACTCTTCGGGCGTTGGGATTCTGGCAGGCTTCCCCAGCATCCCCGCCTCGCCGCGCACAACGGCCTCACCCAACCCCTGGGCCAGCTTGCTCTCGCCCAGACGCACGGCCAGGCGTTCCCCCAGCTTAGGTGTTGCCCGCACGAGCACCCGTGCCGCCTCCAAGCTCTTGCCTGGCATGAAGGCAACATTGGCAGGGTCGAGCACATAAGACAGGGCCTCGGCCTGCTGGTCCTCTGAGAGCGAACCCAGGAGGCCGCCAATCGGGCCACCTGATACGAAACCGTAAAGAGGACCAGCAATCTTGTCGGATACGCCGATCTTCTTGAGAGCGTCAACGGTAAGGGCCATCGGCGTGTAGGGCAACGCGGGCTCGATGATGTTCTCTTTCACGAATTGACGGGGCTTGTCCAGTATCTCCAGCGCGCCCAGCGGGTTCTCGCCCCTGGAGGGCGGAGCAACAGCGCGAGTGAGCGGGGGCACGGCCTCCTCGCGGGTGCCTGGTATGCCCGCCGCCTGGCGCTCGCCCAGGGAAGGCCCGCCGGGGGTAGCCGCGAGTTGTGTTGCCTTCTCCTGCGCGTAGCGCCCGCGCACCGTCTCCGCCGTCGCCATCATCTGCTGGCCCGCGCCCAAGACACGTTGCTGCTGAGGACTGAGCATCTCCCGCACGCTGGGCGTAGCGCTGGGCTGAAGCAGTTGCTCCACCTTCCGCAGGGTCTCGCGTGGTGTGGTGGGGGCCGCCCCGGTTGGGAGCGATGAAGATAGGGGAGCGGGGGCGGCCCCCACAGGCTCAACAGCCGCAGCGGAGGGAGCCATCTGCGGCGGAGCCACCGGCTGAAGTTCCGCCTCGACCTGGCGGAATCGGGCCTTCTTGCGTCTCTTGGCCCGCTCGTCTTCGAGGATGCGGTCTACGGTGCTGACGGCACCTGGGCTCATTCTTCCTCACCCATAAAGCGGTTGATTTCCGCCATTACATCCTGGGCATGTTGCGGGTTCTCAGCCATGAGTTGTGGCAACATACCGGCCTCCATGGCGAGTCGCTGTGCCCTCTCACCCTTGGTTTCTGGGGAGGCACCGATGGGCAAGGTTTTCCCGCCGTCTGTGATGTAATTCACCCAGAACTCCGCCGATTCCACTACCCTCTTCACCGCCTCTTGCATGAGGATGTCGTGCTTGTTGCGTTTCACTGCAATATCCTCTGCCGGATGGGTGTTGGAGCGGCTTCACCCGTCGTATGGACGCCGCCGGCCGCCTCCCGCTTACCAGGCTGAGGTTGGGTCTCCAGCCCGAAGACGGCCGCCTGCATGGCCGCGATCTCCTCAGGTGGGGCAGGGGGAAGGCCCAGCGCTTCTCTGGCGGCAGGGACGGCAGCCTGGATAGCGGGCCAGAGGACGATCTGCTTGAGAACTTCCTCTATTTTCTCCAACTCGATCTGCCGGTCTTCAGCGGCGGCGTCGGAGACGTTCCAGCCTTCCTCCTGAACCCTGCGGCGGCTGATATTGCCGTCGACCCACCCTTCCCTGAGTGAGCCTCGGTTGGCGAGCTGGAGGGCGGTGTTCTTGTACCCCATGTCCACGTCGATGTCGAAGTCTTCCTCGATGTCGTCCGGCTTGACCCTGACTTGCTCACGGTTCTGCTTGCCGAACTCGTCCGTGAGCACGGTCCAGATCAGCACGTCCTCCTTGAGGTAGTTCTTGACGCACCAGGCGGTCTGGCGGGCGATCTCTCTCAGGGCCTTCCGCTGGCCTTCGATGACGGGGGCGATGCCGCCCTCAGCCTTCTCGCCCCGGAGGGCCAGTGCCCAGGCGGCCTCACGTTCGCCGGCGCTCCCGCCCGTCAACACCTCGGAGGGACCGTAGCGCTGGAGTTCCTGCTGGAGCATGGCGTCGTAGCGGTCCATCTCAGTCACGACGCCCTGAAACCGAGGCTGGATTTTGGAACCCGGAGGAATTTGGTACTCGCTGGGGGTGAAGACGCCCAACTTGATAGTGACGGGCTTGCCTGTCTTCGTATCGTATTGGACAACACCGTTCTCGTCGGTCAGGATGTCAGGGATAGGCAGGGCGTTGATGGCGGCGGCGAACTTCCGCATGGTGCCGAAGTAGGAGCGCTCGTCGGCCACTTTGAGTGCGCCCTCAATGAGCGGAATGTAGCGCTCCTCGGGCAGGGTTTCCTGACGAACCAGGCCGGGGGCCAGGATGTAGCGGCAGGCTCCAAAGGGGTTAGGGTAACTGCCGACGATGCGGTGTGAGGGGCCACCCTGGTCCCCCACGTTGGCGATGACGTGGTAAATCCGGTCGGCGGTGCAGAGTTCGGCGAACTCGACGCTCTTGTGGTTGGGATCAACGGCATAACCCTCAGGAAGCGCCGGCCCCAACTGGGCAATCCGGCCGTTTCTGACTTCCCACCCATAGAGTTGGGCGATGTTCAGCACTTTGCGCTTTGACTTCTCGGCGGCGCTAACTACCCGCTCGTCGCGGCCCCTCTCCCAGGCCACGGCCCGGATGTCCACGGCCTCCAGGACGAAGGGTGTGGGAGTCCTGAGTTTGTACCCATCGACTTCCTTGGCCCAGTCCTTGGGTTCCTGCCCGTTCTTAGAGGGCTTATCCGGCCACACGTCGTACTTGCCGTTTTCGGTTGGGGCTGTCCGCAGGTCGAGTTTGTACATGCCCGCCCCGCGTCCTATCTGGTCGGCCCCTGTGAGGTCAAAAATCGGGGTCTCGAACCAGATGACGAGCTGGCGGTTCATGTAGTGCTCGAAGTTCTGAGCGCCCTCCTGTCTCTCGCTCTGTATGGCCCTGGAGTAGATGGAGTAAACGGGGTTTGCGCGGGCTCGCTCCTGCATGAGGACGTTGTAGGCGTGCTGGCCCTCATAGGAGTGATGCAGGGGCACAAACTCGTCCTTGTAGAGTTCAGGGAGGGGGATTGCCTGCTTTCCCTTGCGGATTTTGTCGTTGTCGTCGCAGGCGCTTCGGAAGCCCCCGAACCCGTTGTAGAGTTCGGTGATGAGTTCAGACGCCTCTTTATCGTTCAGCATCAGGCTGTCACCTTCTCCCTGCCCCACACGACCCGCATGGGCTCGAATGTCCGTCCCAGGGCCACCATGGCGTATCCCGCCGCGTCCGAGTGGTGGGCGTGGGGCTCCACGTCGTCATATGTCACCTGCCCCCCCGGTCCCGCCGTGGCCTTCCATGACCAGGACTCCGCCTCCGCGATGAGGTTCACGCAGTCGGGGGTGTAGAAGAGTCCGGGAAGGCCATCGGGCTTAATGGTGAGGTAATCCCAAGTCAGCGTAACCCTGCTGTTTAGAGAAGGGTCGGCCTTGACGGCCGGCACCATGTTGCGGCGCAGCCAGTCGATTTTGGCGGGGTCGTGGGGGTCGCAGTAGAACCGGATGCCCGGATACTGATCCATGGTGTCGAAGCAGGCCTTGAGGAGCTGCTCACCCGAACAGAAGGTCCGCGAGAACTCGCCCGTGAACCACCGTCTCCCGTTCGTGTCCTCGGCCGCCACCTCAATCACGGTAGGCGAACTCATGCCGAAGTCGATGCCCGCCGCGTAGCGGGTGAAGATGAGGTCAAGGGGCTTGGGCCGGACGTGGGTGGATTCCTGGAAGGCGGCGTAGATGAGCCCTCCCACGTCCATCCAGTCCCAGTAGAGTTCCTGGCGGGCGAAGGGGTTGGTCTTGGACTCCTCTTCCAGACGGGCGATCATGCGGGCCGAGTTGTTGGGGTTGTCCTTCATGTTGAGGCCGAAGACGGGGTAATCCCTGTCTATTCCTAACCCCGGCTCCCCTCGCGCCAGGGCTTCCTTGGCCTGCTTCACCTGTCGCCCATACCATCGGTTCGTCCAGTGCTTCCCCGATCCCTTGGGTGTAAACGTCACGATGAACTGCTGGGGTGTGCCCGGCGCCCGGAGACGGGCCGGGAGGATGGCCACGACCTGCTCGGGCATGAGCCCCGCCTCGTCGGCGTGAATGCCTCCCATGGTGCCGCCGTAGAGCTTGTCCGGGTCGTCGGTGGACCGGAAGTAGAAGACGCTGCCGTTCGTCAGCTCTATCTGCTGCTTCGTCTCGTGGTATATCTTCCCGTCCGCCGTGAGGCTGATGAAGGGCTTTTTGAACTCCTTGAGGCTCTGCTGGTGTAGGGACCAGAGAAACTCCTTGTACTTGGGGAGAGTCGCCATCAGCATGTGGTTACGGTAGGAGGGGGCCAGCACCTGATAGACAGAGGGATACTCGATGCCGTTCATCATGTTGGCGGCACCGCCGCAGTGGGTCTTGCCCACGCCAGGCGCACCAATGAGCGCCGGGAACCCTGGGCGCTCAGTGAGGACGGGGTTGGTACAGGCCCACCAGAACGCTTCCTGGGCCGTACCCGGAAGGGGCTCGAACTCGAAGTAGACAGGCAAAGGCGCGGCCTGTAGCACCGCGCCCCTCGGATCGCACTATCACACGGTCAGGCCTAGGGTGTCAAGGTGCCCCCATGCCTCTTCCTCCACGCCCGACTCCGGCAGGCGTGGCTACAGAACTTCGCGCCCTTCTGTCCCTTGAACGACGCCCCACACTCCTGGCAGTTGTGCCAGACAGCCTCCGGCTTCTTCCCTTTCCATGCCATCAGATTCTCTCTAAATTCAACTCGGCCTGCTGATGTAACCTGACCGTAGCCCCCACACCTGATCCCGCGACGTGCCGAGCACGACCCCTCACGTTAAGTTTTCCCATCTCAGCCTTGTACCATGCGCCCGCACCAGCCATTGTTTGGCGATTCCGATAGAACTTGAGAGCCAACTCAGCCTGAGGCCGCTTTACCACCAGATACGGCATCAGCAGTTGCAGCACTGGGATAGTTGTCCAACCCCTTAGCTTCCAGCGCCACGCCGGACTCCAGTTTGGGTTTAACCGCTGTCGACGAGGCTCGATGTACCCACCGAGAATTTCCTTTAACCGCTCCAGCGGTAACGTGTCGCATTGGGTGACCTCTAGTTCCAGTCGATACTTGTCCGCCGACCGCCAAGTCTTGCCATTGCAGCGAAAGATGGAAATACTGCCTTCTCCATCAATGAAGCCCGCTGCCCAGCCTAGGTCCGTCTCTAGCATGAGCCTACCCTAGCATGCCTGTCACGCTAGGTCAATATGCCCGTCACGGGGTCTTTTTTCTTTGAACCCAAGACACTACACCAGACTACTACTACAGGGAGTGCCATTGGGGGTGCTGCCCTCCCCCTACCCCCTGCCTGGTGGGGCATGGGCCGAGTCTCTAGTTCACATAACAGCCATAAACAAGAGGCTTGGGAAGGGGGAATCGTAGCTGTGTGCGGGTGGGGGTAGCGATATGCTGTGGCCTGCACAACGCACAGGGCTAACCAGTCTCCCGTATCTGGCTCACTCTGCGCCCTACGTCTTAGGCCTATGGCCTACCATGACGCGGATGATGCTACCGTCTGCGCCCTGGACTTCAGCGGCGAGGTTAGCGCCAGCCTGGGAAGGGGAACCGAGGGAGTAATCGAGGAGGCGGAAGATAGCGCGTAGGCGTTCAGGGTTAGCTTGGATGTGGCCCTTAGCGATGCCGACGAGGAGGGAGAGAGCGATGCCGCCCTTGCCTCTGGCGATGCGAGTGAGGCGGGAAGTTTCGCCGTCCTGGAGTTCAGCGATACGTTGCTGGAAGGGCTCGTTATTAGCGAGCTGGTAGTACAGGTAGCGTTGCGAGAAGTAGGCAAA